CGCCATAATAGCTACGGACAGCAGACAGCTTAGTTTCGTATTCATTTGTAATGCTCCTATTGGCTATTTCTTGTTGTTTCTTGATTGATTCGTTTTCTGCTTCTTGTTTCTCTGCCGCTTGTCTAACATCATCTTGAAATTTAACGAATCGTATATGCTCAAAATGATAGCCAGAATACCAAAAGCCGCATAGCACCAGAGCAACCAATCCAATTTTGACATAGGTAAAAATAGGCAATGGAAACATTATTGTGGTTCTGCGCCAGACATTTGTTTGGCGGCCACAGATGCCGCACCAGAACCAGAAACGATGCCTAAAGCACCAGCAAGTTCTGTAAGGCTAATTTCGTGGCCAGAATAGATTAGATAGATTGCGGCAATTGCTACTACTACAAAGCCAAGCATCCAAGCCCAGCGAGCAATATCGTGGGTTTGATTATCTTTTCCAGTAAGAATATGAGTAAATATTTCGTTCATTTTTTGGTTGTAATAGTATCTGAACCTTTGGTTACAGTAACTTTATCGCCATCAACGGTAACTGACATTGGCGGCTCTTTATCTGCCAAATGATCTAATTTTTCAATAAGATTCTGAATAACCATAAATTCTGGTTTTTCTTCTTTTTCTGTTGTACCAGACACAGCGTTCATCATATTGATGATAGCCATAATTGCACCGCCAGCCATACCGATAACAGCGGCAATTTTGGATGAATCTAAAAATATACTAGCGGCAACGCTAATTACAATAATTGCCGTAATATAGGCTAATCCATGCTTACCAATGGATTTTCCCGCTACTTCTTTGGCTGAATCTAAATTTTCCATTAGTGCCACTTTAAACTAATTAATGTAACAATAATAAAACCAGCACAAGCAATTAAAATTTGTTCTAGTCTTTTAAGCCTTGCATTAATCGATTCATATCGAATGGCGCATACGGCTTCATGGGAATTTAGTCTAGCTTCTGTTTCGGTAATATTAGACATACAAGGCTCATACAAAATAGTAGTTAATAAGTCTTATATTATGATTTATAGGAATTTTATCACTTCTTCTGGCTTTACAAACGCATCGGGGTTATATTCAGTAAAATCCCACCAGAGAAACTGATTCTGCGCCAGATAATTACGGGACTTTAATAAATTGATGTTTTCTGGATGCCCAAATATTAACGGATCAGATACCGACCATAATACAATGCCAGGCTTGCCACAATCCCATGCTAAATGTTGAAAAAAACTATCACAGCCAATCCAAATGCGACACTCAGCAATTAATTCACGCAATCTGGCAATTGGCAAATTCTTTAGAAACTGCGGGGCTATTTGTTCTTCGCCATCAACTCCGACTTGCACAACTTCCTCAGAAATTAATGATAGAAGTTCTTTCCAGTAAGGGTAATTTTTAGGATTACGTTTTCCATTTTGCAATGGTTTGGAATAAGGTGAAATTAGTATCATAAGTATAGCTTTCTGTATGCATCTTCAAGACTACCTTTCCAATTCCATTGAGCCATTTTTTTATAAACATTCCAGCGGTCTAAATCCCCAAATAACGCTTGAGCTTCGGCAATAGATCGACCTGGCACAATCTCAGGGTAGCAAGTAAATACAACGGGATTAGGTATATCAGGAAGAATATGGCTGAAAACAATATGATCGCCAGCACCGCAATTAAGGACAACAATGTTAGAAGCGGCAAACTGTACGATATTTCTAAAAATCTGTTCATCATGTGCATACATATCCTCTCTAGTTTCGCTACGGATTCCGCCTTGAGCTTTTAAATGCCAAGTAATTGCATCTGGCACAACTAATAATTTGTATCCTTTTTGATACAGCCCAAAAGTAAATAGCGTTTCTTCCCTATGGGCAACACGGGATAAGCCTAAGTTATAGTCATGTACCCCAGCACGATATAAAAATGAACAATGTAGATGTTCTACAAAATCTGATTTTTTGATAATTCCCCATTGAATATTGGGTTCTTTATCAATGTCAGCAATTTTGCCTGTGGAATAAGATGTATCAAATATTGCTGGTAAAGTCAAAATTGAACCCCCAACTGCGCCTACATCAAAATTTTCAGTTGCACATTTATATAAATTTTCTAACACATTTGGTTCTGGAATGGCATCATCATCAACACGCCAAACCCATTCATAACCCATCTCATTAGCTTTTTGATGAATGTGATGCTGACCTTTTTTATCGGCAAATAACCATTCCCATGCAATTTTCTTGTAATCTAATATTTGAAATATATGATGATATATAGGGTTTTCCCGCATATCTTCGGGATTGTCGTTATCATCAAAAATAATTAGCTTATCAGGGCTTTTAGTTTGATTGGCTATAGCCATTAAGACCATAGGCAAAGTCGTTGTATAACGCCCTCTGGTGGCTACTGAGCAGAGTATTTGCATAGCATTAAATTAAATGTTTCTGGATCAGGATAGTTAGTTACATATCCATTAGCGTTAATAAATTGATGTTCAAAATTTGGAAAATCAGATTGATCTAAATTATGTAATTTATGATGCTCACCCCAAAAACCTTTGGGTTCTTTATATGGGACAGAAATTAATAATCTTTTGCAATGCTTTTTAAGTTTTTCAACAATTTCCAAACCATTGTCTAAATGTTCAATAACTTCAAAAGCAATAATAGTATCGTGTTGCTGAAGTTTTAACTCATTAATATTGGCATGAACATATAAAGTATTGTTGCGCCAACCTTGTGTAGTAGCACATTCAATTATCTTTTTATCGTAATCAACGCCAACATACCAAATATCGTTTGGTAAAAATTGAATCCCATAACCGCTAGAGCAACCAACCTCTAATATGTTTTTACCATATAGATGCTCATTAGCCCATATATATCGGCTGGCTTCTCTAGGTAATACTGGATCACCTTTTAAGAATACTGCTCTTTCAAAGTTATTTTCTAATTCTTGTCTTATATTGGTCATGTTTTATGTTGTTATCGTTGCGCTACCTGTAGGTGTAGGTGCTGGCTGATTAGACCAAGTATCTTTAGGCTGTGGTGGAATAACCGATGTATAGCTAGGCGTTACAGCAATAGCTCTTACTTGGCTTCTCCAAGAAATAAACTCAGCTTGATTAGTCAAATAAGGGTTGGATTGTGCTGGGTCTGCCACGCTAGGAATCGTTGTCCAATCCGTTGCTGAAAGTAAAGATTGTGCTTGTGCGCCAATCTGAGCCGCTACACCAGCCTGATATTGAGCTAATTGCTCAGGTGTCATTTGCTCTACTTGAATTGTATAGACTACTGCATCTTTAATATAAGGTGCTACTTGAGTTAATACTTGAGTAGTTTGGTCATACGGCAAATAGGTATTGACATACATACAGGAATTCTCTGCCATCCATTCTGGTGTAGGACCTGAAGCTGGAAAAGAAGTATTAGGAAACAGAACTTGGTAATCACCAACTTGTTCTACTGTTTGTCCATTAACGATTGCAATTAACATTTATTTCTCCGATTTAATAGGTTGGCAACGCAGAGGTTGGTGGTGTGAAGTTAGCTGTATATCTAGCATATCCATTTGTTATTCGTAGGTCATCTATATATCCATTTAATTTATTTAATAAATTGTAACCACCGCACCCAATTACAGGTCTGTTAGTTCCACATAAATAACTGTTGGAATCAGAATAAGTGCTTCCTTCTTGTGTTCCGTTTACAAATAATTTAGTGGAAGTGCCAGACCTACAAATTGCCACATGATACCAAGTGCCAGTAGAAGGTGTTGTAGAGCCAGTTATAACTTCTGAATTATTTACATAATATGCAAATGTATTAGAGCCACCAATATAAATTAAAGGATACGCACCATTTGTAGATGTTGGATTAAATGAAATTATCTGAGGATTGCCAGATGTAGAATTAAAATAAACCCAATATTCAATAGTGAATGCACCAGTACCAAAAGTATAAACTGCGGTTGTTGGTGAGTTACTTAATACATAAGCAGTAGAACCATCAAAACTAATACTCCCTGTTCC